CGGTGTCACCTATCGCGCCCGGGTCCGCGAAAGTCAGCTCGGGCGGGTCGAGCTGCAAACAGGCCGGAATGGGGGGTATGGGGGGGGGTGCGTCGCCAGGGCGGCAACACGGGGTGCTAGGCGGGCGGGAGTGCGGTCAACGCGCGGACTAGCAGGGTCCGCACTGCGGTGACCACGGCGCGGGCGTCCTCTTCGCGGGGTGCGCGGTACTGCGCTGCACCGGGGCGGGCGACGACGTACGCATGGAGGCGGGTTCGGCTGATACCTGACTCGCGCGCAACCGCCTCTAGCGTGCCGGGGTACGCCTTCACGGCGGTCTCAATGGTCTCTTGGGGGGTCATCGGGAAGCCTCGCGGTTGGCGCGGCACTCTGCGGCGCATCGGTCCATGAGGGTCGCGAGTGCTTCGCGGGGGCATGCCGCGTCGTATCGGAAGTAGCAGACGATTCCCGCATTGCGCGGAACCTTGCCTGCCGTGTGGACGCGGATCACGGCGTCATCATCAAGGGAGATGATGCAGATGGCGCGGGGGTATGCCTTCTCTCGAAGTGCGGCGCGGTATAGCGCGTAGGCTACGATCTCGACGGCGCGGTCTTCGGTGTAGAGGGGGCGGGACGTGTAGATGGCCATAGGGTGGTCTCCTTCGGGCGCTCAGCCCGTCTTGGGATGATCCCCTTCTACGCTGATGGTTGGGGTGGTCAATACGAAATCGTAATGGCGGCGAAGATGCAATGGGGTTGCAAGTGCAAGTGGGTTGCAAGTTGCCGGGGAACGGGATGGTCAAGCGAGGTTGACGAATTGGTCAAGCAAGGTTGACTAAGTGGGGAGGGAGGGCTTGGTTCCCTTCACCCTCTTGCAATCGGGTTGCATCTGCAAACAGTTTGCAAGTTCGCCGAGACGTGCCTCGTGGCGAGAATCGTGACCGCTCAGTCACCATTTCGCCTTGATACTCGCCAAACAACGGCACGACCACGGCGTGGTTAAGGCGCACTGCGGACTCTAGGACGCTGTAAGCATCGGCATTGCCAGCAACCTGGCTTGCCACAGAGTAGGGGTTCAAAAGGGGGGGGTAGGGGGTCATAAAAAACGAACGTTCGTTTTGTTTTGCGCACGGCACGTTGACCCCCGGGGGCACCACCGCCCGCGCGGGGCGCGAACTTGTACCCATAATGGGTAAGCCCACTCCACCCTCCCGCCTAGTACCCCCTGCACCTGCGCAACGTCTTGGAACCATTGGCGTTGCCAGTTCCGATAGGCGCAAAACCCCCTGCTACCGTTGCGCGAGGTCCAGCGATATCGCGGGGTTGGGCGGCTCCATGAGCGCAATACCACCCAGGGCACCAGCGCCTTGGGGAGCTACGGCTGCCACCACGTATCGCGCTGGCGGGGTCTCGTGTGGATGGGAGCGGGCGCGTTCGACGCGGCTTCTGCGAGGCAGAGCCGTTCGAGGAGGTTGAAGGTGGCGAGGAGCGCGGCGTCTCGGCTGGTGGAGGCGGTGCCGTAGGCGCGGAGGTCGGGGTCGTCTGGGGAGGCGTGGTCGCCGTGGTCTGTGACGTGGGCGCTTTTGTGGACGCCGAGGCCGTGGACCGTGAGGCACGCGGAGTCGTGGCCGGTAGCGGTGATGGTGAGCGTGAAGGGGTGCCGAGTGCGGGAGTAGGTGGGCACTCGGCGGTGGGTGAGGACAGGGGAGAGTGTGTGGTTGTGGGCGAATTCTTCGAGATCCATGTCCCCTATTCCTGAGAGCTTCGCTCCACTCCGTTCCTCGCTTTCGCTTCGGATACTCGTGAGTGCTCGCTCTCTGCCCGCCCCCTCACCCAGCGTATCATGGGGGAAGTGGGGGGTGGAAGAGGGAAAGTGGTGGTTGTGGGGAGGAGGTTGGTTTAGGGTTTGAGGAGGAGGTGATGACGATGCATGAGACGCTGGCGGGTGAGTTGAACGAATGGCGGGTGGCGCGCGGGCGTGCGCCTTGTTGGTTTTCTGGGTACACGTCGGAGATCGCTGAGGCGGGGGTGACAGGTATTCGGGTGCACCGGCACTCGCCGCACCAGTTCTACACGGTGTGCTATGGCTCGGTGTCTGAGGGTGGCTCTGAGTTGGACGCTGTGGTGCGTGCTCTTCACGAGAAGCTGATGGGACTGAAGGAGAGGTCGGCGACGTGGGAGGGTCGGTTGCTCCATCCTGAGTGGCTGCTCCGTGCGTTCGCGCTTGAGGAGGCGGCTCATGCGTGACGATGACGAGTGGGAGAACGTGGTTCCTCCCGGGGTGGTGGCGGGGCTGCTGAGTACGTCTGTCGGGGCTTTGGAGACGCGGCCTCGGGACGTGGAGCTGGCGCTCAATGATGGGGACGTCATTGGGGCTCGGCTCGGGGCGGCTCGCAGGTTGAATCAGCTTTTGAAGGAGTACGAGGACACGGAGCGCGTGAAAGGGCTCTCGCGGGACTCGATGGAGGTGTTGGTCAAAGGGTACACGGCGTTCGAGAAGATGGCGTCCGCGACGCACAAGGACATGGCTCCCGCGAAGGATACGGGCGGGGAGAAGACGACGGGAGACGCGGAGCTGCGGAAGGCGCTTGCGGAAGTGAAGCGCAGCCCTGGGCGTCCTCGTAAGACCTTGGCGGTCGTGTCTGGCGGGGCGCATGTCGAGGATGCGGAGTTCGTGGTGGATGCAGCGGAGGTGGACTACGGGCCTTTGGTGCATTGGGCGGGGATGAAGTTCGCGCAGTTGCCGCACGCGCTCACGGTGCTGGAGATGGTTCGGCATGGGGCGACGGTGGACATGATCCGCGAGGTGTACTCGGACGTGACGTCGTGGATGGTCGGGGACATTCGGAAGTTCTCGGAGAAGATGTTCGGCAAGCCCTTCGAGCCGCCTCCGCTTGCGCTGCGTCGTCGTGGCGGGTGGTATCGAGGTCCGCACAAGGACCGCTACAAGGTGGAGGCCGCGCCGTGAAGTCGCTCAAGGTGAAGAAGGTGCGTCCCGCGTCGGACGTGCAGCGCCAGTTCATGGCGATGTGCTGGCAGGGCGGGACCTTCGAGGGGTTCGAGTTCTTCTGTCGAACGTGCCTCAAGGTGCGTGCGCCGTCCGGGGGGACGTGGCAGTTCGTTCCGCTCATCTTGAATGAGGAGCAAGAGACCTTCGCGCAGGCGTTCATCTCGAAGCGCCTCGAAGGCAAGAAGGCGCGGTTCATTGTCCTCAAGGCGCGAAAGCTCGGGCTCTCGACGCTCATTCAGGCTTTGGGCATGTGGTACGGCGCGTTCACCGAGGGGTGGAAGACGAAGACCATTGCGCACCAGTTGAGTTCGACGAAGGAGATCGGGGACATCTCGGTTCGCATGAGCGAGCGGCTCCCCGAGGCCATCCGGGACTACATCGCGCCCGAGTATCGGAACGGCAAGCTCGTGTGGACGTCGGGCTCGGAGATCACGGTCGAGACGCAGCGGTCGGAGAATCAGGCGCGCGGCGGCACGCCCTCGCTCTTGCATATGTCGGAGGTCGCGTTCTGGGACGAGAACCGTAAGGACGGCTCGGCTGAAGGAACGATGACGGCGCTCTTCGGGGCGCTCGAAGAGGAAGGGGGCGGCTCATCGACGGCGGTGGTCATCGAGACCACAGCGAACGGCGTGGGTGGCACGTTTCATACGCGGTGGATCGCGGCGCAGCGCCCGGAGTCCGAGTGGGTGCCCTTCTTCTTCCCGTGGCAGAACGCGCAGAAGCATCAGCTTCAGGACGCGACGGAGATGGACGCGGCGCTGTCTGCGATCCTGCGCGACCCGTTGGTGAGCCGAGACGCGAAGATTCGGTCGGTGCTCGATGCGGGCATGGGCGCGGCCTTCGATGAGGAATGGGCTAGGCGGGCTGCGGACTTCGGGCTGAACGTGGCGCAGCTTCGGTGGGCGGTCGCAAAAGCGGACGAAATGGGGTCGATGCAGAAGTTCGACCAGGAGTACCCGATGAGCGCGGACCTCGCGTTCATTTCGTCGGGGCGCTTGGTGCTGGACACGATGACGCTGAAGAAGGTGGTGGCGTCTGTGACTGCGCCGGTCATGAAGACCGGGCCGCTCTCGGCGGTGCCTGTGCCTGACATCGAGGATGGTCCGCTCAAGTGGGCTGACATCGACCGGGCGACCGGCGTGGGCGAAGTGTGGTGGTGGTGGCGCTTGCCTGAGCGGACGTGGCGCGGGCGCTACGCGGTGGGCGTTGATCCGTCGATGGGGTCGGGCAAGGACCGCGCGTGCATTTCCGTAAAGGACCTCATGCTCAACGAGCAGGTCGCGGAGTTCTACTGCGAGCACACGACGCCTGACGTGTTGGCGCGGCAGGCAATGATCGTGGGGCACCTGTTCGGGAATGCGCTACTGGTCATCGAGATCAACGGGCCGGGGAACGTGGTCGTGAACGATGTCCTCAAGGCGGGCTACCCAGCGGTTTACCGTCGCGCCATCATCGAGTCGAACCTCGGGGGCGAGGTTTCGTGGGTGCGCCAGTTTGGGGTCTACATGGATGAGCGGAATCGGACGCTCATCGTGGATGGGCTCGTGCGCGGGCTGAAGGAAGGGACAAGCCTCATCCGGTCGCACCGGGCGCTCGAAGAGTTCCGCACGTTCCGGTTCGATGCGAAGGGCAAGCCCGACCACGAGAAGGGGAAGCACTCGGATGCCATTATGGCGGCGGGGCTCGCGGAGTACGGGCGCGGCCAAGCGGGTGAGATGGAGCAAGTGGACGTGGTGACGGGAACGCCGCTGCGCGAGGTGCCGTCGCTTCGGGACATGCGGGAGAAGTGGACCGCGAACGCGCGCCGGCAAGACCCGTACTTTGGGAATCGCACATGAGATGGGTCATGGCCCTCTGGGCGTGGCTGAGGTCGAAGTGGGAAGCGCGCCGATTGCGTGGCGGGACCGCGCCGAAGGAGGCGCAGCATGAAGGCGGGGCATTGGCCGGCGCTCTTCACGCCGGGCGGGACGATGAGACGGAAACCTCGGGCGGCTTCGTTGACGTCGGCGCTGCTTCCCGAGGGGAAACGGAGTCACACGAGACGGCGCTTGTCAATCCTCCTCTGGACGGCGAAAGTAGCGACGCGGAGTGGGACGACTTTCTGTCAGACCCTCGGCAGCAGGCGCGGTTCCGCGCGGCGTGGGAACGACATGAGCGCGCGAAGAAGCGCGGGGAGGTGCCGTGATGGAGTGGCTGTTGCCGGTGCTAGGTGGTCTGTTCACGTCGTTAGTGAACACGGGTGGGTTCGCAAACACAGGCGGCAAGCAGTCTGAGCCGAAGCAGGAGCGCACGCCGCTTCAGCCGATGGGGAGCAAGGCGTCGGGTATGACTCGGCAGCGCCGGAACCCCTACGCAGACGCGGTGGCGGGCGGCATGGGCGGCGGCATGAGCGGCGACCCCGGCATGATTCGACTCGAAGCGGCGCGCTCGCTTCGTCAGGGAGCGTGACATGTACAAGATGATGAACGCAGAGGAGCGCGCTCGGAAGAAGGCGCAGGGCGAGCAGATGCAAGCGGGGTTGACGGCGACGTCGGACCCTGCGGCGGCTCGTGCGGCGGCGGCGAAGCAGCTCGTCGAAGAGGCGGCGGCTCGCGCGTCGGGGCAAGCGCCGGTCAAGGACCCGGGGCAAGTGCGCCTCGAAGGGATGCAGCGTCGGCGGGTCGGCGGGCGCACCGTGGCTGACGTGCTAGCGTCGCTGACGGGACTCCCCGGTGGGCCGACCCCGATGGTCCCGCAACCCGGCAAGAAGGCGGCGAGGCCCCTGTGAGTCTACTCCCTGACGCCACCGACGAGGCCATCGTCGATTTCTACCAGACTCGCGATGAGCAAGAGCTGACGTCGGCGGTGGTGACGCGCGTCGAGCGGCAGAAGCTACTTCAGCAGGGCTGGGTCGGTGACGCCTGGGTCGCGTGGGCGTATTGGGCGAACCGCCCGTGGTCGCTTTGGAATCGCACGATGGAGCGCCTCGACGCGCTTCCGGGCGAGTATGAGAATCAGATCCGGATCTCGCTGAACTACATCCGCAAGGCGGTGAACGCGCGGGTGAGCAAGCTGACCGCGCATCAGCCGGGGTGGCAAGTCGGGCCGGCGACTGCGGACGAGACGGATGCGCAGAAGGCGCGGGCGTGCGAGTCGCTCCTGACGTACATCTACCACCACGAGAACATGCGGGCGAAGTGCCCCGAGTTTGTGCGGTGGGCCGAGGTCACGGGCGCGGGCGTGTTCCGCGTGGAGTGGGATCGTTTGGCCGGCGAGCCAGTGCCGGCGCACGACGAAGTGACGGGGGAGATCGTGCTTGGCGCGGACGGTCAGCCCGTCATGGTGCCGTCAGGGTTCCCAAAGATTACGGCGTGCTCGCCCATGGCGGTGTACTTCGACCCTGCGGCGTCTGATCAGAACCTCGCGGACTGTCGATGGGTGGCCGAGGTGTCGTTTGTCTCGGTGGAAGCAGCGCGGGAGCAATGGCCCGACAAGGCGGCGTACATCAAGCCCTCGTCGCCGTCGCGCCCCGATCCGCTGACCATGGAGACACTCGGCTACACGCCTTCGATGCAGATGGACGACATCGACCGGGTGGTGATCTACACCTACTACGAGCGCCCGTCGAAGAAGTACCCTGAGGGGTTGTTTGTCGCGACGACCGACTCGGTGCTTCTGGAGAAGCTGGAGAAGTTGCCGCTCGGTGGGGAGCTTCCCTACGCCATCATGCGGGTGAACCCGTACCCCGGCCATCTCTACGGCCAGGGCATGGTCGAAGACCTGAAGCCCATTCAGTCGATGGTGAACCGGCAGGAGAGCAAGCGGCTAGAGCTTGTGGACCTGCACGCGAACCCGAAATGGCTGGTCGAGCGCGGCTCGGTGTCGCGCAAGCAGTTCACCAATCAGCCGGGCGAGGTCATCGAGTACGACCGTGGCTCGCGCCGACCTGAACTCATGCAGCCCCCGCCGCTGAGCCCCGAGCATGAGCGGCTAGCGACGCAGGGCATTGAGCACATCGCGTCGCTCTCCGGTGTAAGCGAGATCACCATGAACGGCGCACCGGCTTCGATGTCGGGGCGCATGGCGCAGTTCCAAGCGGAGATGGAGGCGTCGCAGCTTTCGCTCGACTCCGGGGAGCTGGAATTGGCGATGTCGCGGGTTGGGATGCTCTGCCTGCGGCTGTGTCACGAGTTCATGCCGCCTGAAATGACCATTCGCATCATCGGGGAGGAGAACCGCCTTGAAGCGGTGCAGTTCTACCGAGACGCGATTCGTTCGACGGACGTGCGCATCGAGCCACAGTCGATGCAGGTCAAGCACCCGTCAGTGCAACGCGAAGCCGTGATGATGGCGTTCGAGCGCGGCATCCTGGGCGATCCGAACGACCCGGAGATCAAGCGGGAAGCGCGGCGCATGATGGAGTTCGGCGGCGACAAGATCATCAACGGCGACCGCGTGCCCGAGCGCATGTACCAGGAGGAGGAGAACTACGCGATGAGCCTCGGCCACGAGGCCAAGGTGCAGCCGCAGGAGGACCACGCGACGCACATCTCGTCGATCAAGGCGTTCATGTCGTCCGTGGCGTATCGGATGCTGTCGCCCGACATTCAGACGCGCTTCATGCAGCATCTCGCGATGCACGAGGCGTACAAGATGATGGCGGCGAACGGACAGCCGTGGTGGATGAGCTACCTCCCCGGGGACATGCAAGCGCAGGTCTTTCCGCAGGGCGTCCCCGCGCCTCCGATGCCCGAGGGCTCCGCGCCCTCCGCGCCGCAGATGCCCGTCGATGCGTTTGGTCTCGACCCCGCAGACGCGGCGGCGATGCAGTCGCAGGACGCGCAAAGCCTCGCGGCGGCGGCGGCACTGGCGGCGCAAGGCTCCACGCCTCGCACGGTGCAGGAGAACCAGCCGCTTCAGCAAGCCGCGCCGATTCGCACCATTGGCGGGCAAACGCCTCCGACAGGTGGCGCGGGCGGGTGGGGCGTCGCGTGAACGAGCCCGAGGTGATGGCCTGGGTTGAGGACGGCGTGCTTATTCTGGCGAAGTGGTGCTGCGGCATTCCGTGGCCTCCCGACTTTTTGATTGGGGACTGGTCGCCTAGCATCATCACGGGCGTTTCGTAAACGAACAGACGTTCGGAATTGAGAACAAGCGTTCGTTTTGCTCTTGCGCTTTGCGAGCGTCGTGCTCTAGCCTGCCCCCGAGACGGACGGCCTACGGGCCACGAGGGCAAGCATGGACGACGAGAACCAATTACCATCAGGAGGCGGCGGGCTGTTTGGCTCGTCTGCCATCGCTGAGTCGATGTCTTTCATGGGCGCTGGCAACGCGGAGACCGCCGAGGCGCTGACGCCCGTGGACGCGCCGGTTGCGGCGACGTCCGGGACGCCGGCTGAGCCTGCGGCTGAGACGCCGGCAGAGCCCGCTGCGGAAGCGGCTCCCGAGGCCCCTGTTGAGCCCGAGGTGCTTCCGAAGCGTGGCGGGCCAAGCCCGGTGCTTCGCGAGTACATCAAGGCGCAGGAGG